TCAGGCCGATCGGGACCTGCAGAAGCTCAACGATCAGGCCGGCAGCAAGATGGTGACCAGTGCTGGCCTGGGCCTCACCGAAGCCACCCAAATTGAGATCCACAGCAGCCGGGTGATCCGCATCGAGGGACTCCCCTGCTCCTGGCGGTCACAGCAGGAGCGGCAGTGGTGGGGGGTGTCGGTGGTCGACCTGGTCTGGGATGTCTTCAAACGCTGGGAGACCGGCCAGCAATCGGCTGCCGACATCCTCCACGACTTCGACCTGGTGGTGCACAAGCTGCCGGGGCTGGCCAACATGCTCGCGGCCGGGGGGGAAGACAAGCTGCGCCAGCGCCTGCAGGCCAACGCCATGGCCCGCAGCACCATCGGCGCCTACCTCCTGAGCGACGGCGAGGAGCTCACCAACCTCAACCGCTCGGCAGCCGGCATCGCCGACATCATCGCCAACCTCAAAAGCGAGATCACCGGCGCCTCAGGCCTGCCTCACACCCTGCTATGGGGTGAGTCCCCTTCCGGCCTGGGTGCCGACGGTCGCAGTGAACAGGCCGCCTTCGGCAACGAGGTGGCCGACTGGCAGGCCCAACACCTCAAAGAGCCGTTGCGGCGGGTCTACGAGCTGGTGATGGCATGCACCGATGGCCCATGGAAAGGCCAGAAGCCCCCCGACGACTGGGAGATCACCTTCCGGCCCACCTACACCCCCACGGAAGACGAACAGGCTGAGCTGCGGCAAAAGGTCGCCTCGGCCGATAGCCAGTACATCCAGGCCGGTGTGCTGCAGCCCAACGAGGTCGCCCTGGCCCGCTTCGGGAAGCCCCGCTTCAGCCTGGACACCACCCTGCTGAATCGGGAGAAGGACGGATCGATCCCGCAGCCGAAGCAGCAGGCCCCGGTGGAGTTCGGCGGCAGCCTCGAGGGCGATCCTGCAGCGGCGCCTGATGCTGCCCCTCCAGAGGAGGATCCAGCCATCACCGGCCCCGCTATCCCCGAGGCCCCGCCCCGCGCTGACTCCGACGACGAACCCTGCTGCAGCGATTGTGAAACGCGATCGCAGGAACTGGCCGAAAAGATCAGCAGCAACCGGGCCCGCCGCCGGCGTCGCCGGGATGAGGAGCCCCGCAACGATGCCGCCGGCCAGGTGGTGGACGTCCTGGGGGTGGCGATCCGCATGGATGGCCCCGGAATCGGCCGCCTGATGGGCCCCTACGGCCAAACCCTCCCCTATCCCGTGGCGGTTGGCCCAGACCTGAGCGGTGTCTGGGAGGTGTTCGAGCCCTCCAGCGGCGCCTACTTGCTGGCCATGGGGCACCAGCACCAGCGGGGGATCCGTGATGCCATCGGCGCCGAGCCCACCATTCGCCGGATCAATGCCCTCGACCTGGTGGCAATGGGCGCCCTGTGTGATGCCTACCTTGCTGGGGACACCTGATGACGATCCTGCACACCGACAGCTTCAGGCCTGGGGATCCGGAGGGGACGTCCCTCGAGATGTTCGAGCAGTGGCTGGAGCAGGCGCGCCCCGACCAGCTGGCCCGCTTTGGCCGCTGCTGGTTCCCATATGCCCGTTGGTGGAGCTGCTGGGCGCGGATCCGAATAGGCACAAAGCCGTCTCTGCATCCTTGTGGGCAGGGGCATCGCCGTGAACCGCTGCCACCCCCGAGGTATCCCTGAAATGAACCTGGCGATCTCCCTGCAACACCGGCTTGATGCCCTCAGGCGGAAATGCACCACCGGCTATGGGTGCGGATCGACCTGCATCAGCATCAAGAAGGAGTGCCGGGTCAGTCCCGGCAGCTCGACTGGCAAGCAGCGCATGAAGCGGCTGCTGGCCCTGGCCGCGGGCGAGAAGGTGTCCCAGCAGCCGCGCAGTGGCATCACGATCACGACTGATTCGGACGGAGGAGAGCCTCGACTCAATGGGCTCAAGCCAACACGCAGTCTTGGCAGTGGGGCATTTGGCAAGACCTACCAGTTCGACACAGAAGACGGGCCGGTGGTGGTGAAGGTCAACGGTCTCACGATGGGCGATCCTGCTGAGAGCAACCCAGGGGTGGGCCTGGCGGAGCAGCGGGAAAACGTGGCTCGGCGAGAGTTCAAGAACCTGCAGCGGGCCCATGCGACCGGACTGGGCCCCGAACCCATCGGCAAGCTCACCCATCTGCCCGATGGCCGCTGGAGCTTGGCCTACCGAATGCTGCCGGGCTCAAAGCTCACTCCGTCTCACAACACAGTGGAGCTGACCTCTGAAGCAGCCACGTATCTGGCCGATCCCAAGGCCGCTGCCAGATACGTGGCTGGGGCGCTGCAACTGGCCCGCCGGCAGGCCGACACGGGTCTAATCCATGGCGACTTGCATGGCGGCAACGTACTGGTGGGCCCTGATGGCACCCCACGCCTGATCGACTGGGGACAGGTGCGCGAAAGCAGCAACCCATGGAATCAGGGCACCCGGAGCCCAGCAATGAAAGCAACAGACGAGGGCTATGCGCTCATTCCTCTTCTCAGCATGGCCGGACAGGCGCAGCGCCTGTCGGAAGCAGCCAAAGGCGTCTCTGAGCTTGTGGCCATTGCCCGAGAGAAGGCAAGAGATGCAGAGATGGCATTTGGCCGCGTCATCGCAGCCCACGACTTGGCCTGGGAGGAAGCCAACGAAGAGAAAGTGGGAGCCAAGCTGGAGAAGGGTGAGTTCCGTCGGCGGATGGTGGAGGCCAACAGGCTCAAACGAGAGGAGGGGATGCCCTACGACATGGCTCTACGGGATCCCCGTGTCGGACTGGAGGCCCCCCTGACGCCAGAGGTGCTGGCCCGGGCCGCTGAGGCCCGTGACGCCATCTTTGGCCAGAGAGAGCTCGACGAGATGCGGCGTGAGCTGGATCGCCGTTTTGGGGCCCGAGCATGAGCCAACCATTCCCACGCCGTTTCCAGTTGCTTGCGGCTATGAATGAGGCCCGGGGGCGTGGCGACGTGGCGGCGTTCTACCGGCTGGAGGACGAGCACCTCCGCGAGCTCACCGGCCGGCCTGCTCTCACAACCAATGACAGCCTCCAGCGTCGCATCGATGCCCTGCGGGCGCGCTGTGGCCCCTGAATGGCTGACCGCTCCCTGGATCTGATCGAGCAGCTCGACCAGGAGCTGCGGGGCCTGGAGGACCAGCAGCTGCGCAAGCTCCGGGGGATCTTCGATGAGGCCCTGCGCCGCACCATCCGCAGCCTGATGGATCGCCTGGAGCGGATCAAGGCCCAGCCCGACTACGACCCGGCCACCACCCCCGGCGCATTTCTGGGATCCACCCCGGATGGCCCGGTGCCGATCACCCCGTTGGAGAAGAACCAGGCCAGCCTCTACCTGCAGGGCCAGCTGGCCCAGGACTTGCAGGTGATCATCAACCGCTTCCCGGCCGACCGGGCAGCCAATGCAGCCCTGAACCGTGAGCTGACGGAGCTCTACAACCGGGCCCAGGACCTCGGGACCGAATACGCCCTCGAGCTGTCGCGGGACATGCTCCCACCGGCGGCCGTGCTCTCCGGCCGCCACCCGTCGCTGCAGGATCCCCAGCTGCCACCGGCGGCACCACCGGCCCCCACCGACGCCCCGGCCCCGGGCAGCCCCTACCAGGAGGGGCAGAGCTTTACCAGGCTCCTGAACCTAGGGGCCGTCATCGCCGCGTCTGAGCGGGACTTCAAGACGCTCAGCGCCAACTACCGCCGCCAGCGCAACGCCGCCACCTCCGATCGGGTCTGGGCATCGAAGGATTATTTCTTCCGCTGGTGGCGCGACTGGGGCGATGCCGTGCAGTTTGAAACCGCCACCCAGATGGCCACCGGCGTCGACAGCCGCGCCCTGGCCCGCAACCTCAAGGCCCGCCTCCCCCACATCAACGATGCGTTTCGCAACCGGGCCGAGACCGTGGCCCGCACCGAGACCCACATTGCCGCCGGCGAGGCCAGAGAGCGCACCTTCAGCCGCATCGGCGTTGGGTTCGTGCGGTACGTGGCCACCGCCGACGATCGGGTCTGCGAGTTCTGCGCCCCCCGGATGGGCTGCCTCTACTACGCCGGCAGCGTGAAGACCCCCATCCATCCGAACTGCCGATGCGGCCTCTCGCCGATCACCTTGGAGGCGCTGGTGATCCAGAACCAGCTGGCCACCAGCCGTGAGGAGCGTTGGGAGGCGCAGCAGCAGGCCCTGGCCGCGGCGACCCGCGAGAAGTTCGAGCAGGCCAACGGCATCAGGCCCTACCGGCCGATCGGCGGCACCGGCGAGCCCCGGGGGCCTAGGGACTACCCCCTGATGGAGCGCACGGCCCTGCCGGCCACCACTCCAAGGCTCAACACCCAGAACAACCCCGCCAACGGTGGCGCTAGGCCCTGGCCATCGGGGGATCCGGTCTGGACCCCTTCCAGGGGCTGGATCAATGCAGCCGCTCGCGAGGCTTACGAGGCCATGGTTATTGAGGTGGCGGAGCTGGAGGTGTGATCAGCTGCTGCTCTCAAGGGCAGGGGCTGGGAACACCACTGAGGGCGGATTGGCGAGTAGAACCTGTTTCAGGCTGTCGAGCAGTGCTGCCCGGCTACTCAGCAATAGCTGAATGAGATCGGCCTGTGACATCCCAGATCTGAATGCTGCGTGGGCCAGCTCGTCGGTGTTGAGATAGTCGCCGAGCATCTCCGGCGTGAGCGGCAGCGATGGCTCTGCTTGTTTCTTAGGCACCGGGCTGTAGAGCTGTCCGAGTGTGATGTGCTGCTCAGGCCCTCGGGACCGCAGCCAATCGCAGGTTGCAAGCGAAACCCTCTCTGCGGTAACGCTCATGAACCCATTCTCCAGAACCAAAGTGGCCAGGCCCCCTGCCTCATAGGAAACTGAACGCACTCGAAACAGCGGCTGACCGCTCAGCCGAACCGGCTGCTGAGGTTGTCCGATATGCCAGCGGGTCGCGGAGTCGTCGTCTCCAATAAAGCGGACCATGGGGAGCTGTTGAGAGGGTAGGGGGTGCCGGATGTTCAGCGATGCGGCGGTTTCTTTATCTCTTTCAGAGATGTGTTGAAGATGTAAGGACTGTCGATTTTCCCAGCCTTGACGGCGGCGGCACCGACTGCCCGGCCGAACTCAGCAAAAGCGTATTCCGCCTGCTTCACCGTTGCCAGGACCTGGTTCATCTGCTTGCCGACCGACCGAACAACTTCGGCGTAGCGCCGGATGCGTGCAGAGAACAGCTCCTCAGGCTTTGCAGGCCAGAACTTGTCCCACTGCATCTGGCCCCAGATGGTGCCGCCTTCGAAGGGGGCAGTGTTGGCCCAGTGGATGCGACCGATTCGGCCTCCGGTGCTGGTGAAGGAAATGAAGGTGACCATGGGAAGCGTGCGATGGGAAGGGGTGCCGGATGGGCTCCGGCGGGCCGTGGTGGTGCTCAGGCAACAAGGGCCTTGCGGACCTGGTAGCGGGTGAGCCCCAGTGTGCCTGCAATCTCGCGCTGGCTTAGCCCCTGATCGGCGAGGTGCCGGATTGAGGGCGGGGCGACGTTGGCAGGGGTGGTGACCGGAGCGGCCTTTGGGGCCGGCAAAAGTTCGGCGCCGTTAGTGGTAGCAACGGGTTTCGGCCCCACGGAGGTGGTGACCATTTCCGTGGCGCCAGGAAATTGGTCTGGAGCTGAACCTGTAAGCCTGACTTTCAAGTTGCTCCCGGGCAGCCCCAGCCGTGCCAGGCCGTGGAGCTGGTGCCAGCGCTCGCCGGCCATGAAACCCAGCGTGTAGATCAGGGCCACCACCGCCCCCAGGCGGCGGGCAGCGGCATGGAGCGTCGGGCCCCAGTCGGAGGAAACGCCCCTGGTGATGGTCTTCAGAGCGGGAACGGTGATGCAGATCGTGGTCATGGTTTGGTCCTATGAGGATCCCGGCGGCTGCTCAGAGCCTGCGCGGGGTGGGTTGTAATGCGGTGCCAGCAGGGCCACTCAGGGATCTTCTGCTGACCCCGGAACCGTACCACGTTTTGCAGTGCCATGAGCACGGCTCAGGGCAGGCATGGAAGGCCGGCGGCACTGAAACCCCTTGCAGCGCAAGGCAGCGCTTATAAGACGGTATCGAAAGAAAACGTCGCCAAAGCGCTAGGGTCCAAACCACTGCACCGCAGCCTATCCATGAAGCTCGGCTATGCCCGCGTGTCGAAGGAGGAGCAGGCCGACTCCCTGCCTGCTCAGGTGGCCAGGCTTCGGGCGGCCGGCTGCGATCGCATTGTCGAGGAGATGGAGAGCGGCAAGGTTGACACCCGCCCAGGCCTGGCGGAAGTG